GGTGAATATCCTCTTGAGTGCGCTCAAATCTTTGAAGAAAAGAACAGCACACGCGCTTATGAAGAAGATATTGGTGTAACAGGCTTCGGTCTTGCCCCTGTGAAAACAGAAGGTAATTCAGTAACCTATGATACTGAGCAACAAGGTTTCTTAACCCGCTATAACCATGTGGTATATGCACTCGGTTTTATCATCACAGAAGAAATGATGGATGATGACCAGTACGATACTATCGGTCAGCGGCGCACAGAAGGTCTTGCTTACTCTCAACGTCAAACTAAGGAGACGGTTGCTGCGAATATCTTAAATCGTGCATTCAATACTTCTTATACTGGCGGTGATGGCTCTACTTTGATTGCTTCGGCAGCAGGTGGTTCGACTAACCATCCTAATGCTTCTGGTGGTTCATGGACAAACGGCCCAACGACTGCGGCTGATTTATCCGTTGCATCGCTTGAGCAGGCAGTTATTGATATTGCTAAGTTTACAGACGACCGTGGCAAGAAAATCAAGGTTATGCCTAAGCAACTAGTTGTTGCTGTGGATAATCAGTTTGAAGCTGAACGTATTATGACTTCTAATTTACAGTCAGGTACAGCGGATAACGATTCAAATGTCCTTCGTACTATGGGTGTAGTCCCTCGAATCGTAACAAATCACTATCTTACTGATGCTGATGCGTGGTTCTTGCAGACTGACATTCCTAATGGTATGACTAACTACATGCGTAAAGCTGCTACATTCTCAATTGATAATGATTTTGATACCTCAAATGCTAAATTTAAGGCTCAAGAGCGTTTCAGTTTCGGATGGACAGATTCTCGCTGTATGTACGGAACAGCTGGCGTTTAGTGCAAGCATCAGTCTAACCATAAATTGATTATGGTTTAAGATTGATAATAAGGTGGGGCTTCGGCCTCACCCTTTTTAAAAATAGATTCCAGAACCCATTAGGGCATAAAGGAAGTTGACGCGAAGTCATTCGCAGGAGCAAATAATATGAGTGCAGCAAAAGGTTTGCATACAGTTGGCCCTATCGGTGTAGGTATCAACGAATACGAGTCGCTAATAACGACTAAATCATTAACAAAAGATGATAATGGTAAAATCTTCGGCCTTAATTTGGCGGGTGGATTTACGGTTACATTACCCTCGATTGCAGAAGCAAAGAGTGGTTGGAAGGTTAAATTTCGAGTAGAGATTGCCCCAACAACAGCTTATATTGTGACTGAGAAAGCGGCTAATGATACAAACATCATAACAGGTGGCTTCTCCAGTGCTGAGTTAACAGATGCAGCAGTTGCAGCATACAGCGCAGCCTTCACACAAGTTAATATGGTAGCTACCGCTGCTGTTGTAGGCGATTGGTTTACAATTACCTGTAATGGCACACGCTTCTATTTAGAAGGCCATACTAACGTACAAGCAGGCGTAACTTTAACGTAGGAGATTGAAATGGCTACAGTAAAAACAGTCTTTCAAGGTACTCGTAAACTTATCGTTAATGTTACCGGCTTATTTAGTGTTTCAGATGAGGCGAATGTTGTTATTATTAATCGCTCTACTTTGATAGGCCCAGATGGCGTTAATATTCCGGGTCGAGTTCGAGTAGACGAGATAACATGGGCAGTTGGTGCAGGCTACGACTACGTTGTACTTGATTGGGATGATGCAACCGATGAGGTTATTGATTACTTTCAAGGGCAAGGTTATATGGATTTTCGGCCTTTTGGTGGTAAATCAATGAGCGGTGACCCAACGACAGCCACAGAAGGTGATATTCAATTATCCACTTCCGGCGGCGCAGCAGGCGATACCTATTCATTCTTAATCGAATGTTCACTTAAAGACTAGGGGTAGACTATGAAAGATGAAAAAGTAAGCTATTCCGTTATTGCGGGTGAGCTACGGAAAGGTGCGCGGTTATACGAAGTATTTAAACATGCTTCTGAGGCGGCGGATATTCTCGGAGATTTTGAGCGCCAAGCAAAAACGGCAGAAAAGAATATTGAGCGACTAACAAAAGAAGAGTCCATCCTTAAAGAAAGTTGTCAGGATGCCTATGATAAGCAAAAAGAAGCTGAAAATTCAGTCATTATTGCACATCAAAAAGCAGACGGCACAATGGCTAATGCAAGAGCAGAATCAGATAAAATAATGGCAAAAGCTCAGGTTGGAGCTACTAAATTTCTTGATGAAGCAAAAGATGAATTGCAAGGCATTAAGGATTCTATCAACACGTATGGCGTTGAAGCTCAAGTAGCAGACAATAAGCGCAAAGATGCTGTTGATGCACTTGCTAAGGTAACTAAGCAGGTAGAGGCAACTAAAGCTAAATTCTTAAAGACATTGGGGTAAATTATGCCTTCAACGGTATTTAAGAAAGGTGACTGGGTTGCAATTTGCCCTATTGATGGCATGAAATACTATGCTTCTGAATTTAGGAAGCGATGGGATGGTCAGTGGGTTCATAAGAGCAACTGGGAAAAAAGGCACGAACAGGATTTCCTGCGTGGAGTTGCTGATAACCCTTCTGTGGCATGGACTCGCCCTGAGCAAGCTGATGTTGAACAAAGCCGAAGTGGATGGATAGCAGTTGATTCTATCCCATCCGGTAACTTTCCGGGTGATTTATAATGGCAATATCAGGCTCAGTCAATTACTCGGTTAATCGTGATGAATTAATCGGTCATGTGTACCGGAATATTCTAGGTGCTACTCCTGCTGGTCAAAGCCCTAATGCAGATGAAATAAGCGATGCTACAACTTCTTTAAATATGATGCTAAAAGCATGGCAAGCAGATGGCTTGCAGCTATGGGTTATTAAGGAAGCGGTCTTAATCCCTGAAAAGTCGAAGCAAGTTTATTCTTTAGGGCCAACAGGCGACCATTGCTCATTAACCATGAATAAAACAGAGGTTAAAGTCGCTGGCGTAGCAACTGATGTTAATCTTGATGTAGACGCTACGACAGACATGACAGTAAGCGATAATATTGGCGTTGTCTTAGATGATGGCACTATCCATTGGACAACAGTCTTTTCTATTACGGATACTGATACCGTTGTATTGGCATCTGGATTACCCTCTGCCGCAGCAATTAATAACCATGTTTATTCATATACGACTAAAATAGACCGCCCTAATGAATTATTAGAGGTATATCGACGTGAATACGATACCGTTGTTGATGTACCTATCATTAAATTATCACGCACAGATTTCTTTACTTTGTCAGATAAGGATTCAGAAGGAATCCCTGTTAATTATTATTATGACCCACAATTAACTGATACTCAGCTTTACTTATGGCAAACAGCTAATTCTGATTTCGCATCAAATAGTGTCTTTAAATTACTGATTAAAAAACCCTTTGATGATATGGATACGGCAACTGATGACTTTGAATTTCCTCAAGAATGGTACGAAGCTATTTCTTTGGGGTTGGGTAAAAGGCTTGCTCAATCTGTAGGTATGCCAATGGTTGACCGACAAATCCTAAGAAAAGATGCCTATGAAGCAAAAGAAGATGCTATGGCCTTTGATGCAGAAGGTGGTTCCGTTTATTTTGCACCGAGTCATAGATGATTTTACCCGCCTCTCCAGACTTAATTATTAAAGGCTTTTCAGGAGCGACAATCACTCGCCTTGAAGCTGGGATAACAAATGGAATGGTGGATACTGTAAATGGTGTCCCCATTACCACTCAAAGACCTTCTATTGACCTTTTTGACCAAGCCACTTCAATCGGAAATCGTGGGCGCGCAATTTACTTCTGGGATTCAAATAATACTCTATATTTCCTAAATGATGATACGATTTACAAAGGTAGCAGCCTATCTGGGTTAGCGACCACTATCACTGCCGGGTCAAAGAAGTGTAAGTTTCTCCAGTTAAATGCAAATTTAGTCCTCTTAAATCCTGTTGATAATAAAGGGTATTACATTACGACAGGTGATGTTGTGACGCAGATAGCTTCTAATTTCCCCTCAGATTTTGTACCGGGTGGCGCTATTTTAGACGGTTACTTATTTGTGATGGATGCAAGCGGTCTTATTTATAATTCTAACCTTGATGATGTAACTGTATGGACTTCTGGCGATAATATTAATGCAGAAAGAGAAGAGGATGGTGGAGTCTATTTAGGAAAACACCACGACCATATTGTTGCTTTTGGTGAAAGAACAATTGAATTTTTCTACGATAATGCAAATGCAACAAATAGCCCCCTTAATCGACGTGAAGATTTATCTTATACGATAGGTTGTGCAGATGGTTACAGCGTTTGGGATAATGGCGACCAAACTGTCTTTATGGGGACAGACTTAAGTAATGGAATAGGGGTTTATGTTTTAGACAGATTTTCTGTCAAAAAAGTCTCTACAAACGACATTGACTTATTACTATCTCAAGCCACGACAAGAGATGAATATGAGGTCATAGGCAGTGGTTTTACAGCACAAGGCCACACCTTCTACACTCTAACACTCCACACAACACCGACAGACGTAACACCGGAAGCGACCTATGTTTTCGACCTAACAGCAGGAAAATGGTATATATGGGAGACTTCGGTTGGCACTCAATCTAATTTCCCTTTAATGGACTTTACTATTCGAGCCGGTACAGATGCACGTTTTGGACAGGGTATTATGGCAAACGGAGACGTTATTCTCGTTAACAATGACCTGACTCCACAAGATACCATTGCTGCCTCTGTTTACGTGGTCACAGGGTATGTTGATGCAGGTTATATTACTGATTCTGCCGCAACGGGCGATGCAATGACAACTAAGATTCGTTTAGGCCAGTTTGATGGTGAGACGAATAATAATAAGTTTATGAATAACTTACGCCCTAGAATGGATAAAACAACAGCCTCCCAAACAATAACTGTTAGATGGGCTGATGATAATGAAGATACCTTTATTGATATAGGCTCATTTGATGCTCAATATCAGTATAATGCTATTCGGAACTGTGGGCGATTTAACCGCAGGAATATTGAATTAGAATTTGCCTCAACCGAGCAAGTTTGGATTGAAGGTCTTGAGGCAGACATTAGAGGTGGGACGATATGAGGATTCTCAGCCCTCCCCCTTCTCAGGTAACTGAATTTAATGGCATTTGGATGAGTTGGATTAATTTATTCTACGAAACATTTGCCCGTACCCATTTAATTGGCTCTGAGACCGTCACAGCCGCCGCTACAGCAGATAAGAAGTCTATTATTTATGTGGATGCAACTAGCGCAGCCGTTACAATAACTCTGCCTAAAGTGGCTAAAAATGAATCATTAACATATTATATAAAGAAGATTGATAGCTCAGTTAATGCGGTGACTATTGATGGAAATGGAAGCGAGACAATAGACGGGGCAACAACTCAGTCTTTGCCTAATCAATATGATTCAATAATTGTAAATTGCACTGGCTCACAATGGTTTAAAATAGGATAAATTATGGCAACTGATATTATATTACGAAGTGTTAAGGCATCATCCTTGACCCATGCTGAAATGGATCAAAATTTTGAATCCTTATCAGGTACAGTGGACGCTAAAACAGCAAATTATACTATTCTAGTCACTGACCAGAATAAAATAATGGAATTTAATGGCTCAAGTCTGAC